TGTGGACGCCTCGGCAATGTATCGACCTTCGATGCTGGCATGCGCCCCGGTCCCTGTAGTCGCTGACAAGGTAAAATAGGCATTCGTGAACAGATTATGCGGGATTGCCGTGGTCAGGCTGACTGCACCAGTCGCATTGTTATACGTCCCGCTGACGACCTGCGTCAGCGTCGTGCCCGCCATGGTCGTGCTGATCAGGCACGGGTCGCGGAGGGTGTTGCCGGTAATGCTGACACGGTTCGCATCAGGCCCAACCGTAATTTCACCAACGCTGCCGTACGTGTTCAGCCCCACCGCCCGGTTCTTGTAGAAATAATTGTCGGCGCATTCGAGGCCGTCGCAACTACCGAAACCCGCCCCGCCTCGGTTGCCGGTGATGTAGTTGTTGAAGATACGGGTGCCCGTGTGCGGGATATTCCCCGTTCCAAAGTTAACAGTTCCGACGCCTGCGCCGAGGTTGTCATGGATATAATTGCCGGATATCTCACAATCGACGCAACGCCCGGAGTTCGCGTCCGAGAACAGGTATGGCCCCGACCCCAGGTTACGAGTGATCTCGCTGTTGCGGATGTAGCAAGCGACACCACCACCGTAGATGCATGGACCGATGTCGCGGATTTGGTCGATAAAGCAATTATCGAAACCGCTGTTCCAGCACTTGGTGCTGACCCCGATCGTGCCGCCCGTGATCGAGAGGGTGGGACCACCGTAGACGGTGCCGCCGCTGATGGTGATGCCGGCTAGATTAGGCGGCCCCACGTACTTAATCGTGGTTCCGGTAGTGCCCGCTACGCAGACATATTCACCATGCAAGCCAGAGAGAAACCCGGAGCCAGTTGCGGACACCGTGACAACATCGCCGGGGGACATGCCGTGTGGCGCATCGGTCGTCAACGTGACAGTGCCGGATGGAGCATCGTAGACGCCGCTAACGATGTTCTCCGTGGTGCCGGTCCGCGTCGTTCGATAGCGCAGCGTTACGTTCTTCGCTGCGGTAATAGGCGGCTCACCGGCTCCATCAGTCACGTCGAGCAGCTGGAAGATGCCGGTGGCAACAGCCGCCGCCGTGCCGCCGGTGATGTTGGACGAAATCGTCTGTCCATAGACCAACTGGTGCGGTGCGGTCGTCGTCACGGTGATGACGCCCGTGGCCGGCACATAGGTACCGCTGACGATCGTCGCCTGCTGGTAGAACCAGTTGGTAATGCGACCGCCGGTGATCGAACCATCGGTGCCGACACCGCCGCCGGTAGCGGCATAAACGATCGTGTTTCCGGCAGTGCCGGCAAGCGTAATGAACAGTTTGCCTGTTGCAGCGTTAAAGCCACCAGTGCCGGTCAATGTTTCGGTGATGAACTCCTCACCCGGCACCATGCAGTGCGGAACATTGGTGGTCAGAGTGACGATGCCGGTCGCCGCGACAGAGGTTCCGGTAAAGGTCAGCGGTGTGCCAGCCGCAGGGTCGTAAGGGAAATTGCGCCAACCACTGACCCCGACCGAACCGGCGTGAAACGCCGAATTGGTCAGCGAGATATCCGAGACTTCGCAATTCGTCGCGCCAGCCAGCCCAACAGCTTGGTTCTGGAAATTCGTGATCAGCCCATTGCGATCACCGATAATCTTGACGTGGCTGCAAAAGCCACCCTGCACGGGAGGATTTCTTGCAGGACCGCCCCAAATTCTATCGTTGCTTATGCCGCCGCTAATGCTCGCCGGGTTTCCATTTGTCGCCGGATAGTCCAGATTAAGTTGGAAGTATTGCTGCGACGAGTTGCCATCCAACGTGCCGTACAGCTCGATCAGGACATGGTGGGCGAAGTTGCACAGCAGGAACATGTTCGCGTTGGTCTGCGGCGCCAGTTTCAGCGTCGCGCCCAGCTCGATGATGATGTGGCTATGCGAGGGGATGATGAGCGAGGTGCCGATGATGTATGGCAGCGGATTGGCGGGCACGATCAGCCGCGTCAACCCCGGAGCCGAGGCGCGGTCTGCCGGATCGGCATCAGCCGCACCATCGATCGCCTGCTGGAAATACGGCGCAAGATCGGTCACGCCATCCGGCTGGCCGCCCGGTATCCAGTCGGTGACCCGAGTGCCGTGCCCGGCGTTGGCGATCGCGGCATTCAGCTCATCCGCAATCAGGATTTCGCCCTGCTTCCAGGGGTAGTGCGGGCGGTTGGGAGGAGAGATGCTGTCCATTGGTGATCCTATGCCAACACAGAAGTGCCGCCCACGGTCCACGCCCGGTCGAGCCCGCGCCCGGCCCAGCTGGACACGTCGCCGCCGCGCCCGCCGAGGATGACCGGCAGGCTCAAAAGCGGGATCTGACTGTTAGCCAGGCGTATCGTTTGCAGCGCCGCGCGCGCCTGGCCGAGCAGGAACGGGCTCACCGGGGCGCCACTTGCCACCACCATGCGCACGGCCAGATTGTTGACCACCGCGTCGGCATATTCCGGCGGCAGGGACAACGCGTCGTCGATCGTCAGGAACACCGGCAGCGGCGCCTTGGTGAGAATGTGCAGCTCGTAGAGCCCGGCCGCCGGCACCGGGTAGAAGGTGATACGCGCGCTAGGAAAAGCGCTGTCGTAGAACAGTGCCGACGGGATCGAGCCGAGGTCTTTGATCGTGATCTGACCCCAGTCTTCTTTGCTCTCGATGATCGCCAGCGGAATGTCGACGGGGTTGTGCCCGCTGTTCGGCATCAGCCGGCACCAGCCGCCATGAATTTTATCCGGACGCAGGATGGGGAAATCGCCGCCGGGGCCAACCGAGTACCACTGGTTGCCGGTCGCCATTTTGGCGGTCTCTGCCTCGTTCCAAATCAACCAGCGTTTGCGCTGCCACTGCGCCAGCATCATCGTCAGCAGGCTGAGCGCGTCGGCCATGTCGGCCGAGGTGTCGCTAACGCGCTGCTGGTCGTTGACGCGCCCGGCCAGGCGCAGCGCGAGGAGCAGCACCTGGCGCACCGTGGACGGCACGCCGCCGGGCACCAACGCCGCCTGCTGCTGCTGGTTGATCGCCTGCAGTAGCTGCAGCGCGCGATCGGCGCGGCCCTGCAGCGTCGCCGGCACCTCTTGCCCCCAGAGGTCACGCAGGCGCACCGCCAGGTTGAGCGTGAGAGCGTTCCTCATCCCGTGCGTGAACGTGCCGGTGATCGGCGCGTTGATGTCGACCAGGTTCGGCAGCGCGTTCGGGTTGACGCGCACGTCACGCTCGCGCTGCCACTCGTCGACCATCTCAAGCAGCTGCAGGTGCGCCTCGGTGACGTCCGCAGAGGCGGGGTCGACACCCTGCGTGTCGGATAGCCGCCCGGCGGCGCGGAGTGCCATGTAGACGATGCTGAGGGGCGTAGAGAGGTCGATCGCGGGGTCGACCGGCGTGACCTGCAGGTTCTGCGCCTGGAACGCCGCCAGGGCGCCCTGGGCAATCTGCACGTCGATCGGGACCGGTGGCAGCGCGTAGATTTGCCGCAGGCGCACGGCCAGGCTGGTCAGCAGCACATGCTCGTATGGACCCCAGAACGACACGTCGGTGGTGAGGTCCGGAAACGTCGGCAGCACGATCGCATTGACGTGCACGCGCCGCTCGAGGTTGAGCTCGCTGATCCACGCATTGAGGATTTTGAAACAGTCGTTGACGTCATCGGCGCGCGGGGTCTGCCCGATGCCGTTGACCCCGCTGTTGCGCAGCGACAGGAACAGAATATCGTTAGCGATTGTCATGCCATCACCATTGCCTGCACGCGCGCGCCCGAAACTGGGAGATCGCCGGAGAACCCGCCAGTGAAGCCAGCAGGAGCAGTTCCCGTGAATGCCGCCGCGCCGAAATTGCCCGTGATCTGGTCAGACGTAGCCTGCGTCCACATCGTCGGAAACGCCGCGACACCAGCCCCCATGCCAGTCGTGGAGACACCACCGACGCCGGTTGTGGGATTATTGGCAACATTGGCATTCCAGTTGCCTGCCGCCCCTAGCCGGAACCAGATCAGGGCCGCACCGATATCGTAGGCTATCCCGACGAGCGTACCGCTGGTGATCGTTCCGAACGCAACCCCGGGCGCGTTGCCTCCGCTCGTGCGGATGTTACCGGCTTGTGTTAGCGCGACCATGCCGGGTACACCGGCGCTGTTTGGCGCAATTGTGAACGCGTAACCACTGATTGTCGCGCCGACCGCCGTGCCGATGCCGGTGATCGTGTTGCAGACGCACTCCCAGTAGTATTTCCCGGTGGTCTGACTATAGAGGCCGCGCGCGCCACCTTGCGGCGATCCGGTAGCGGTGCCGATAACATTGCCGCCGGATAGCGTGACGTTGCTCGTCTTGTCATTCAGGTTCCACGCATTGGGGAAAGTCGCGCCGACGCCAATACCATTGGCATAGCCAGAGGACGGCGAACCGGAGAACGCGGAGCCGCCGAAGTTCGCCGTGACATTGCCAGCGGTTCCAGTTGCCATGGCAACCAGGGCAAACGCCGGCAATGTCGTCGCGGTAATCGCGGCGATGTTGACACCACCGACGCCGGTTCCGGGATCGTTGGCGACATTACCGTTCCAGTTTCCGCTTGCCGTTCGCCGGAACCAGATCAGCTTCGCGCCAAGATCGAGCGCAACACAGATCAAGCCCCCATCGACAGAAGCACCGAGCGAGATGCCCGTGTTGACGTTATTGACGGAGATAGTGCCGGCCTTGTTCACCGTCGCGGCGTTGTTCGAGAATATGTTGACGTTGTTGAGTGTGACACCGGAGTTGGCAATGCCAACCGTCGTTCCCGCCCCCCAGAGGGTGGCGGTGTATTCCCAGTACCATTTGCCGCTGACCGCGTTGAATGTCGAGCGTGTGGCTCCCGCTGTCGCGTTCCCCACGGCGATGAGATTGCCGCCAGAGAGCGTGATATTCAGCAGGTCGCTTGGGTTCCATGTACTCGGCATCAGACGCGCGCCGCCAGCACGGTGATGCCCAAATTCGCCAGCGTAGTATCTGCGGTCCCCGGCGCCACAATTTGCAAAACGTCACCGATCGCAAGCGTTCCTCCGCTTCCCGCCAGTGTCGCACTGGTGTGCGAACTGCTGGTCACAGAGATTGTTCCGATCGCCGCGATCGTCGTGCCGCCGCTGATCTTATTCAGAATGAATGCGGCGGTCGCGGTTGCCTGCGTCCCGTCATAGACCACCGTTCCCGCGAGCGCCGCGGGCACCGTCAACGACATCGGCATCGGCACATTGACCACCGCGCTTGCGGCGATGGTGCCCGGGAACATAAACGTCACCGGCACCTGTTGCACTTCAGTTGGGAGCTGCGCATAAGTCGCGGTCCCTGTCAGCCCGCTGAATGCCGTTGTCCCTGGCGGCCCGGTGGCCCCTGTCGCCCCAGTCGCTCCGGTCGGCCCAGCAGGGCCGGTAGCTCCCGTAGCGCCCGCTGGCCCTGTGGGCCCTGTCCCAGAAGCTCCGGGTGGCCCCTGTGGGCCAGGCGGCCCCTGGATGCCTACCTCAGTCACTTCCACCAGCACCGGCACGCTGGGGTCATCCACGAGCACGGCCACGACGTTATCCATCACGGTGCCGCCACCGTCACATCGGGCACGACGTTCACGCCACCGGACACCACCGTGGACACGTCACCGGTCGGATACGTCAGCTGCATATCCCATACCGCCGCCGCCGGCAGGGCCGCGCACTGCGCTGCCGTCAGCACGATCCCCACCGTGTTTGGCAACGTAACCACGCACGGCAACTCCAGCACCAGCACGCCGCCGGGGCGGTTTCTGATCTGCGACTTAACCGCGACCCCGGTGAGATCGGCGGCCACGGTCTTGGCGGCGTTCGCCCACAAGACAAACGTCCACCGAGCCGTGTCGCCGCGATACACCATCAGCGAATATCTGCCGGGGATCATCTCATGTCATTTCCAATGAAGTTGCCGCCGAATTGCCGGGGGAAAGCGCTCGGCGGCCACACGCTGGGTCGTGGGACAGGGGCGGTCTCACCCTGCCCCCGGCAAAGATCAGGCTCTGTTAGTTCGCCACCAACCGGCAGGCGAGCTGCGGACGCAGCGCGGCAGCGCCCCAGAGCACGTCGATGCGGATGGGGAACGTGTCATCCGAGATCGAGTATTGGCGGACGGCGCGCATGCTGATGCCGTCCTTCACGACCCGCGATGCCATGTCGACGCCGCCGGGCATGACGAGGTCGGCAGTGGCGAACGTGAACGCGTCGGGGTGAAACGCGAGGCTGAGCCCGGATGCAGTCGACACGGTCCCAGACCAGGTGATCGGCGCCGAGCCGTTTGCCACCGTGACGACGTTCTGCTGCGGACTGCCGGCGAGACCGTTGATGCCCGGGCTGATGGTCATGGTGCCCGCGCCGCCGGCATAGGCTCCCGCCACCACGAATTGCTGCAGCACGCCGCTGCTCACCTTGGTCTCCGGGTGGCAGCGGAACACGCCGCCGATGGTGAAGACATCGCCGGCGTTCGCTGCCCCCGCCCCGGCGGCGACCACCAGGCTGGTGCCGGTGTTCTGGTTGGCGACGATCGCTGTCGTGTAGGCGGCATTCCCCGCGCCGCGCGTGGTGGTCGTCAGGTGGGTGTTCTCCGCCCACTCGAAACCACCCGCGAGCCCCATGACGCCGTCGGTGTATTGGCGCGCAATCTGCGTCGATTGCTGGAACAGCCCCTTGAGAGCGTCCACCAGATCGACGTTGTCCTGGGTGTTGATGCGGAGCAGCCACTGCTTCGATTGCGGCGTCAGATTGTCCAACAACAACTTGCGGCTCTGCAAAACGGTCTTGAACACCTGCGGCGAGCCTGCCGTGCCGACCAGGTTGTAGACCGTCGGCCACATCTGCAGGACGAAGTCGGCCTCGATCTGCGCCGCCAGCACCGCGATCGCCGGCTCGATGTAGCGGGTGCTGAAATCATCGATCGACAGCGTCAGCTCGTTGCTGCTGAAGCTGAAGTCAGTGTGATACTGGTTGCTGATCGGCAGGCTAACGAACGTCTCGACCGTATTCTGCAGGCTCAGCGCCGGGGTCTTGGAGACGGTGTATTGCACGGGGACGCGGATGCGCAGCGTGCTGCCGATCTTGGCTCCGCTGTTAGCGAAGCTGTCGTCGTATTGGCGGTTCACCGCGCCGATGATATTGCATTTTTGATGCAAGATCGCCAGCGCCTTGGCGGTGATCATGTTGATGGTGAGAAGGGTGTTGCTTGCGGCCACATTGGCCTCCATGACAACGGAGTTGCGGGAGGCGCTTCCTTTCAAGAGCGCCTGGTGATCCGTTGTCGCGAGAAGGAAAGCCGCAGCGACGCGGGCTTGGGCACGACGCAGCGTATTTTTGAGGTGTTACGCGACCACCTTCGGGGGATATCCGCAGCGTGTTTTAAGGTCTAACGCGACGACCTGGCGTAGCCACAGCAGGATTTAGCGCCCCCCGCGAGGGCGTCGAAGGTCAGCGCTTGGCAGGCTTGAGGTAGTGATCGACGAGGTCTTGAGCCGACGCCGTGTATTCGTTGAACGTCGGGCTTGCACGCCCGCTCACCGGGCGAACCGGCGCAGGTGCGCGGGTGACTGGCGCGGGGGCGGCCGCCGCGCCGTTGTTCAGTTTGGCGGCATAGGCCCCGAGGGCAATGGCGCGGCCGCGCTCGCTGTAGATGCCGGCGATGCGCTGCACCTCCTCGGGATCGTCGGCGAGCGCCGCAACCACGCGCGGGGCGTTCGGCAGCTCCACCAACAACGCCGCGAGGGGCGCGTCGGCGCCCATCGCCATCAGGTCCGCGCACTTTTTCGACCAGTCCGGAAACTCAGCGGCGCCCTCTTGGTGGAACCGCTCGGCGCGCAAGCGCATCCCCTCCTCGGCGCGGATTTGCGCGCGCATCTGCTGCTCGCGCGCCTCGGGCGTATCCGCGACCGGCGTCGCCGGCTGACGCTGCGCACGATAAAACTCGAGCTCGGAACGCTGCTCCGCCTGGATGCGCTCGGCGGCGGACAGCTTGGCGGTGAGGACCGCGAAGCGCTTGTCGGCGGGGTGCTGCCGCTGCTCCTCGGTCTGCTCCCCCTCGGCCTGCTCGACGGGCTCGGGGGCTGGGGCTGGGGCTGGAGCCGGCGCGGGGGCCGGTTCCGGTGCAAGGGCGGTGGTGGTCTCGCTCATCGTGGTGCGTCCGGTGGCAGGTTGTGGGTGATTTGCGCGGGCTCGTCGAGGTCGGGTCGCGCCAGGCTGCCGCGCAGCAGCACGAGCTCGGCCTCCAGCGTCAGCACGCGCATCTGCAAAAGCCCGATGTCGGTTTCCGCCCGGTGCAGCCGCTCGATAATGTCGCTCATGCCATTGCCGGGGCTGGGGCGGGCGCTGGGGCCGGTGCCGGCGCTGGCGGGGCGGCTGCCGCGCCGTCGCCGTCGGCGGGCTCTGGCGGCGCCATGCGGGCCGCCAGGTCGCCCTGGATGTCGGCGTGGCGCTGCAGCATCGGGTGCAAGTCGGTTTGCAGCATGTCCTCGACCATTTTGCGGACGATCAGCTGCAGGGAATGCGGATCGATCTGCCCGACCGCCTTGAGCCGGTCGGTCTCCGCCTGGTAGTCGTCGATGGCGCGATCGCCGGCCTTGTCCTGCAGCTGCAGCGTCATCTTGGCGACCTGCTGCTTGAGGGCCGCCACCTCGCTGTCGGCCTGGCCAAGCAGCTGCTGCGCGTGCTTTTGCGTCTCGCTCAGCACGCCCTGCAGCTGCTGCACCTGCGGGTCGACGCCGGATTGATACTGCGGCGGCAGGCCGCGCTTCATCCGATCGGCCAGCTCGTCCGCGCCCGGGAAATCGGAGTTTTGCGCCCAGAAGTCGCCGACGATCTGAAACGCCGCCGGGTTCTGGCTCATGATCTGGGAGAAGGCGTTCGCCGCCTCCTGGCGCTGCGTGCCGTAGGCCGGGCCTACGTCCGCCTCGACGTCATATTCCCCCACCGACGGATTGAAGATGATGGCGGGGTTGGGTTGGTCAGGGTTGGCGCGCATCGCCTGCGCCTGCGCGGGATTGAGGGTTGCGCCGTTCGCGGGGTCAATGTGCTGGTGCGCGTCCTGCGCGGCGGGGTCGACCTGCACCGTGCTCTCGGAATTGTCGTAGCCCATGATCTTGACCACGCGCGGGGTGTCGTAAATCTTCGGGATCAGATCGAGGAGGATGCGCCCGACCTGGCGGATGCCTTTCGCCTGGTTGTCAATGTAGTGATAGGTGGCGGTGTCACCCTGCCGCTGGCGCTGCTGGATCGCGGTGCCGGATCGCTCATTGGAGGGCATGCCGAGCTCGGCCTGGTATTGCCCGGTCACCGCCATGAGGTCCTGGCGCGCGATCGTCATCCCCTGCACGTAGGCCTGCGCCATCTGCGGCGGGTCGACGCGCGTGGGCGGCGGGATCGCGTTGCCCTGCTCGTCGAGACCGTTGTACACCAGCACGCTGTGGTTCTTGACGTTCGCGGTCTTCCACTGCTCCTCGCGGCCCTCGATCGCGTCGGCGCGCGCCACGTAGGGCGTCTTCGTCTGCAACGCCACCTGCTCGACGGCAGCCGACGCCCAGTAATTGTAGATGCGCTGCGCGTCGATCTGGGACCGGGTGTGACCTTTCCGGTCCATCTTTTTATCAATAACGGTCTCTTCGCCGATGAAAGGGGCGATCGGGATGTATTTGCCGAGCCAGTCCTCGCGATCGATGATCTTGTCGCCCGACAATTTGAACCATTCAATCTTGTGGCTGGTCACATCGCGCGTCTTGGCGATCATGGGTTCAATTTTGTCACGCAGCTCGTCGGGGATTTCATCGTCACGCGTCAGCGTGCCGTCCTGCAGCCGGTGCAATTTGTGGGTCGTGGTCGTGCGCCGCCAATATTCGGCGATGCGCACATGGTCCTTCTCGTTCCAGCCGTCGCTGTGGTCGAGCGTGTTCGGCGCCGGGCTGGCATCCTTGCCATTCTCGTCCTCGTAGCGGTCGCGCGGGATATCCTCGAAAACGAAGGCGAAATTGGCATCGGATTTGTCGTATTCCTGGCAGTCGGGGTCGATGTAGACCGTGCGCGGGTCGGCGATCCGGCGGATGAACAAATCGAGGTTGTGGCTGGTCTCGTCGACGTATCCGGTGTCAACGCGCACGTAGCCGATGCCGGTTTCAATCTGGTGGTAGGTGGCGGTGCTATAGGCGTCGGTGGCGCGGGATTGATATTCGATGCGGCGGATGACGCCCGACATCACCTGGGCAGCATCGTAGCTGGAGCGGCCCGAGGTTGGCGTGATCTTGATCTGCGCCTTGTTCTGCCGCGCGTCGTTGATGATCTGCAGGTTATGCTGCCGAACATGGTTCTGGGTCAGGCACGGGCGGCCGGTGCGATCGGCGCGCACGTCGGCGTCCCACTGCCACATATTCTGGCTGTCGCCGTTGGCGAACCGTTGATCGAACCGCGCGCGATCGCGCCACTCGCTTTCCCAGGTGACACAGCGCTCGAAACGCTCTTTCGCCTCGCGCAGGATGTCGTCGTCTTTTGCCATCAGCGGGTCCGCATCAGCACGATGTGCCCGGGGTCGTCGCCGGGTATCCAGGCGTGCACGACAATGCCCGCCGGCAGGCTGCGCCGGGCGCCGCCGCCGGCGGGGTCGCCCATCACCCAGCGCACGATGTGGCGCCGGAATTGACGCTCGGGCTCGGGCAGGTCGACCAGCGTGCGCCAGTCGATCCGCAAGCGCTGCATCAGCGCCAGCCAACGCATCCTGATGCTCTCGGGCGGGGGCACGAGCTCACGCTCGTAATCCTGCGGCCGCAGGGATCGTCGGGTGTATTCGGGCATCAGCGCTGATCCGGTCCAGCCTGGGTCACGGCGGGGGTCTGGTCCGTTCCAGCAATTTGATCGCGCCCGTAGCGGGGCAATCCAGTGTGAGGTCCGCCGCACCAAACAGGAATATCCACGCATTGCATGGTGGGATGCCCGAACTACCACCGCCGCACCCGGTCAGTGTGAACAGCAGGAGGATCACCCGCCGGGTCACCGCTTCATGCGACGGCGAGGGCATTCGACATCGGCGCGACGGTCGAGCCGAGGGCATTGGTCGCGGTGACCACGCACGCCAGGCTATGCCCGCTGTCGTCAGGCTGGACGGTGTAGGTGGCGTCGGTGCCGCCGTTGGCGACGCCGTCGCGGTGCCAGGCGTAGCTGTATGAGGTTGGCTCGCCGGTCCAATTCCCCATCGTGCAGCTCGCCGTGATCCCGGTGAGCTGCGCGTGCGGCACGTCGACGTTCGTGGGCGGTCCCTGCGCGGCGGCGAGCGACGCCGTCAGCCGGGCGATCTCGGCGCTGTGCGTGCGGTCATTGTTGAGCCAGTCGGCGGAGAGGAGGAGGAGAAGGTGGAGTTGGTCGGCCGAGGCATCGCGCGGTGCCGCCGTGGTCTTGGCGGCGGGTTTATCCTCTTTCGTGTTGCTCGAGTGGCTCGTGTGGCTCGATGAGTGGCTCATGTTCGTCTCCTGTTAAACGCGTATCTACCAAACCGACCAACAGCCGCGCGGAACTCAATTCTCGCCAAGCAATGGAATTGGCTCTGCACAAACGGTTGTAGCGCTGCTCTAGATCGACAATTACATCTGCCGCCTCCGCACACAGGCAAGCCGCGTCCGACCGTTGCGCCTTTTTCCCGCGCAACCGGGCGACAAGTTTCAAGTTCACACGCTCATCCAGCTGGTGACCGGGCGACCGTTAGGCGTGGTGACGTGGTCCCATTGCCCGGTTTGGATCGCATCCTGCGGTCGGAGGTCGATCGTCTGCGGGACGCCGGCCTCGCGCACGCCGAGGGCGAGGTAGCGCATGCTGTCGGCCCCGTGGCTGGCGTGGTCGTGCACCGGGGTCGCGCGCCAGGCCTGCGCCGCCTCGTTCCACTCGCGCCGGTAATGGCGCAGCGCGTGGATGCCCTTGGCGCAGCGTTGGGCGTCGAAATAACAGCGCGGGAGCACCATGCGCACCGCGTTGATGCCGTCGGCGATGCTGTGGCTGCGGAGCGTGCGGGTGGGGCGGATGCCGAGGCTGTGGAACGTCTCCACGCGACTGCGCCCGCTGCCGAGCTCCACGACCTTGGCGTCATGCGGCAGCAAATGCTTGGCGTAGACATAGGGGCGCTGCTGCAGCAGCTGCGCGTAGTGATCGAGGCCGGCGCCGCTGTCCTCGAGGTAGTCAATCACCCGCCACTCGCCGGATTTGGTGATCTGCACGAACCAAATCGCAGTGCTGTCGTGCACACCTAAATCCCACGCGGTGGTGACCAGCAGATTGGGCTCGTGCGGCACCACGGTGATGCGATTTTGACGCTCGGCCTCGTCCATCAACTTGCCGTAGTAGCTGCCACTGTTCGGGGAGGCGAAGCTGCACTCCATCTCCTGCGCGAACTCTTCCGGCGACATCTCAAGGCGCAGGCGGTCGATCGCAGCCGGGGCCAGGGCTTGGGTCTGCGTGTAATCGAGCAGATAGGTGGAATAACCGGGGGTGATGCGCGCGTGGTCGTAGGCGGCCTGCAGGATGCCTCTGCCTTTCGGCGTGCCAGAACGGACCAAGGTGCCCATTCTATCGGCCAGCATCGGCTCGATGACCAGGGGAATGAGGGATGGCGGCGTATCGTCGGCCTCGTCGACGATCGCCTCGTCGGCAGCACCCCCGCGCCAGCTGTCAGGATTGTCGGCGCCGCCGCACTGGTAGGTGCCGCCGTTCGGCAATTTGATTGCCATATCCGAGCGGCGTGGAACGGCGCCGGGGATACTCTCGGCGGCTTTCGAGAGGGCATCCCAAAGCCCGGTGCGCTGCCACATGACCCCAAATGGGAGAATGTGCACGACCCGGGGTAGCGCTTTCTTCTCGGTCAGGGCCCGCTTGAGGCCGCGCCACATCAGGGCGGTTGATTTGCCAGCGCGTCGGTGCACCACCGCGACAATCCGGGGCGCCGGGTCGTCGATGAGCTGGGTCTGCCACGGGCGCGGGCTGAACGGCAGCTGCAGGCGGCGTTTTGGGGCGGTGGTCACTGTTGATCCTGGCCGGCGCCGGCCGCCGCAGCCGCCCCGGCGGCGCCGACGGCGCCCAGCGGGGTCAGCAGCGGATGACGGCCGCGAATGAAGTCATCGAGCGCCTGCTCTTTGGTTATTCCGCGCTTAACAGCGGTGTTGTGGAGACGATTTTCGACTATTCCGAGGAAAGATGTCGGCAGGCTGCGCAGTCCGGTGACGCGGCCGCCGCCGACCCACAGCGCCGCTTGGAATTGCGCGGGGGTCAAGCCCATCTTACCGGCGATATGCTGCGCCCACGCCTCAAGCGCCCCATAATGGTTGGGGTCGGGCATATCCTGCCACATATGCGGGTGCTGCAGCGCCTGTTCCATCGTTATGCGACCGGATTGAACCTCTTTTTTCCAGTTCCGGCTTTCACCTTTGGCGATGCCGAGGGCGGGATAGTTGACATCCGCGACGGTCTTGCCGTTGAGGAACGCGGGGTCTTGAGAGAGCATCCCGATCAGCCGGATAAAATGTTTGTCCCCGGTGATTGGTTGCTGATTGCCGCCAAGATTGGCGACGAAAGACGACCGTTTCGCCTGCGTTTCCGGGTTGAGCGTTCCGGTGTCGCCCTCGTTGAGCCCGCGATAGCCGCTGATGTGCGCCTGCTGCAGCTTGTGGCCGTAGGGCGGGATCAGGTCATTGGACGTCCGGACAGGCGTCCCGGCCCGTTCCATTACGTGATAATAGGAGGCGGCACGCACATTCTGTCCAACCTCAGAACCGGCGGAGGTGGCACCAACAATCGGTATGTAACGGTTAAATTGTGCGTTGCCCTCTTCTGGCCCGAGACGGTCGATAAAGGCTTGCCGTAACGGTTCCGCATTATACCAATGCGCGCCGCCGACCTCGAGGCCCTTCTCGGCGACGAAACGAAGTTTCGCCTCGAGGTCCGGGTTGCTCATCGCATTGATAATGTGCTCGGGCAGGCCCTTGCGCTTGCCACCGTAGGGGTCGATGCGCGCGAGGTCGGTCTGCGGCACATCTGGCACCTGCCAGGTGTTGGACAGGTCAAGAACGTGGTCAGGGTGCGCAGGCGAGCCCGCCTGCAGCTGGGCCGGTGTCACCGGCCCCGTATTGCGGCTGGGGACGATGTCCCCGTAGGCGGGCATGCCGAGTGCCGCGAGGTCCGCGTCGGCGTTGGAGCCGAGGCGGCCCGCCAGGCTCTCCATGACCGGCGCGCCGGCCGGGCGCGGCGCGAGGGGCACCGCGTCGGGGAAAGGCACATGCCCGTCCAGCGAGTGACTGACGGGGCCGGCCGCAGCCGGGGTGGGGGTTGCCGGGGGCTCTGCCGACGGGGTGTGAATTACGGCGTCAGCGGCAGAGATTGGCTTGTCTACGCCAACATTGTGCCCAGCCCGCAAATAATCATCGATGCCCCACCCGTCTCGCCCAGAATAGCTGTTCGCGTCGGCAATATTCAGCAGCTGCCCGTTGGGTAAATCGAAATCAACTTTCAGGTCTGATTTGGGCACTTTCAATTCAACAACCGGGCCGCCAGCCGCATAACCGGAAGCGGTCGCCTTGTTCGGCGATAGAAACGCGGGGCCTTTCACCTGCCCGTCGGCCTTGATCTGTGCCGCCCCCTCAGGGGAGGTGCCGTGGTAAAGAGTGGTCAGGTCGTCGGAGGGTGCCTGCGCAGGAAGCGCTGCAGCGGGCGCTGAAGACCCTTCCTGCGCGACAGGTTCCTCTGCGTCGGGGAAAGGCAAATGACCGTCCAGGGACGCGCTGCGCGGATTGCGCGCGGCGGCACGCGTGCCGGGCTCGGGTGGGCGGTCGGCGCCGGGGGCGCGCACCCGCTTGCTGGGCAGCGCCACCGGTTCCCCGGGGAGCCGGCCTATGTCGGGCACCTCGGCCAGCGCCAGGTTGCCAAACAGGTTCAGGGAGTAGTCGCGGGCGCCGGTCTCGATCTCGGCCGCTTTGGCGGCGGTGATCGGGACGTCCGCGTAGGGCCGGGTCACCAGGGGCGTGAAGGACGGGCTGGCGGGCCCGGCGTAGGTGTCGTGCAGCACGCTGGTGCCGACCGGGTTGTCGGGGCTCCAGATCGGGCGGGCCGCAGCCGGGGCTGGGGGCGGGGCGTAGTAGGGGTCGCCGCGCGAGAAGACCCGGTTGAGCAGATTGTCGTCGCCGATGCCCTCAGCGGTGTTTTTCGCCCGCTGCAACGCCAGCCACTGCGCCACCGGGTCGCTCATGAGCGTGCCGGGGTCGAGGGCGTTGGCGTCAGGCATTGAGGGTGGATTTCTGGCTCATGTTAGCGGAACGGTGTCTTACAGTTTGGGAAAAGCGGTTCAAGTTTGGCCCCCACAAATGGCCGTCA